CATCAATTTCCATTTCTAAATTAGATATTTTCGTTTTCAAAAGATTGGTTTCGTTATCCATTGCACCAATCTTTGCAAGTCCTTTTGAAATTGCACCAAGTTCAATATATCGTTCCAGAGCTTTGTCTAACGTATCTAATCTACCTTGATATCTGTTTACTTGATTTTGTCGTTGATTTACTTTGAGGTTTATTCTTTCTATCCGTTCTTCCATTAATGAAGTAGGACTAGATTGTGTAATATGAGCTCTAGAGAGAAAACCAAATATACCTAACGAAGTGATAAGCATCAAAACTACTATTGCAGATATAAAATATGACCTTATTGATAAAGGACTTGTTTTCCAATTCTGAAATGTCCACGATGCACAAATTAGTTTGCCAATTTCAAGGACAATCCCCATTATCGCAATCGCAGTTGTCGCACCAGCAAAAATTGCCATCAACCCAATTATTGAATAGTATGCTGCAACTGTTGAAATTGCGAGTGCTGTCAAAAGTGTCAAAATCCCGAAAAACATTTTTAATTCCCGAAAAAGTCATTCAAATTTGATATGTGTTCCGTTTGCCATCCAGCAGCACCCATGACTGATTTCATAGGTTCGATGAATGATTTCTCAAATTGTTTATCATAGTCTATATAATCTTGTAATTCGAGTTCGGGCGGAAGTTGATTGAGGATAGCAATAACCTCTCCACCTACCATATTTTGTTTCTTGAGATATGCAAATTTAATCTTCTCTCCATCTTGAATCAATGGATAATTGTTTGTTAGTTTTTTATCCTTCAAGAGTTTGTTATAAAGCAATGCACCTTTAACGTGTATAGGAGTGCCCTTCTTGTAAAGTTGAACCGCATCGTGATACTTTGTCAGACCACGAACCGAGCGAGGAAAAAATACATCTTCAGCATTTAATTCATTAAACTCTTTTCTAAACTCATCAATATAATTTATTGCATCATCTTCAGTACCATTCATAATGATTTTGAATATGTCCTTCATCTTCTGTTTACAAGCAGCAGGAGTAGAAGAACGAATGGCCTCGATACCCATAATCTTGAGTTGGGGTTCTTCATAACGTACCCCTTCAGAATCATACACATTCATGATGTATCTTTTCTTGGAAGTCCAGAGTGCTTTGTCTGCAAGATTCTCACGTTTCATAACCATCTTCTGATCATATGCATTCATGTAATTCGCAAGTTTCTCATAGGACTTATCGATGATTTTCTCCATTTGTTCAGAACAAACCTTGTCCAGAAAATCAATTACTTTATTCTTATCTAATTCTTTATCTCCATAGACTGACTTAACTAAATCATCCATAGTAATATAAACCGAATCAGTATCTACCGCCACCACATAATCCTTATCAGTCTTGAGCAATTCGTTGAGATATCGATTAATTTCCTTCTCAATCCACTTGATAGATAATTGTCCAGAAGTTGTAATGGCCTCTGCAATACGTTGATCAAAGAAACGAAAATGCTGATTTCCCATCGCACCAAAAGCAGAGTTGAGAGTAATCTTCAAATTCATCTGCATATTGTTATACTTGGAAATTGATTTTTGTAACTCTTTTCTTTCGTTGAAATCTTTTTCCTTCTGTAACTTCTTCTTTGCATCTATCATCATGTCTTTGAACTTCACACGATCATTATAGATTTGTTGCATCATCTCTGGAAGAAACCCCTGTTTTTCTGTTTGATAAAATTCGTTGTTTGGAGTATAGGTTACTTTGTATTTCTCCATACTATCAAGAGATATATTTTGGTCTATCAATCCTCTGACACCGGGCTTAGCATCTTTGATTTCTTGCAATTCTGATGGAAGTGTATCCGTTATCAATGTCTCTGGTGAGAGATTGTATTGCATAATCAAATGTGGATACAACGAGTTCAAATCAAAATTTACAACCCAATTATGTACTCCAAGAATAGGATCTTTCACATATGCACCTTCAAACTGTGAAGACTTACTTGTATGTTTCTTGGGCGGAATTACAATGTTCTTCCTCAAAAGATTATTGTAAATCAAAGTATCCCACATCCGAACTTGGCCGAACGTATTTCCATAGTTCACTTTACTAAGATAAGCGAGCGATATAATCATCTCAAGCAGTTTCATCTTACCTTCAAGTTGCTCAACCAACTCCACATCCTTGATGTTATATTCTATGAACTTCTGATAATCATTTTTGTAAAGAAGATGAAGAGAGCCCTGTTCAGAATAATCAAGTTTGTGTTCACCCAATTCAACAAATGCAATATGGTCTAATCGGTATGACTCTTGATTGGTATAAGTGAATTTACGATATGTAGAAAGATAGTCAAGAGTCTCCACACCCATAATCGAATAGGCCTGGAGTTCTTTACCGCCCATACCATACATTGTATACTCTCTAACCTTTTTCCAAGGCGAAAGTAAACGATAAGGATTCTTCTTTTCATCGAACAATCTTTTTGCACGATTGACAAGATACGGAATATCGAATGTCTCTATGTTCCATCCTGTAACGATATCTGGTGATTCTCTATCCCACATCTCAAAGAACTTTTGAAGAAGTGCCTCTTCAGTATCAAACCGAAAATAGAAAACATTTTCTCTATCATGAACGAATTCTCCCCTACCGAAAACATAACACTTACCATCTACCTTGATTGTGATAGCAGTTACTTCTTCGTTTGCAGTTTCAATATTTGGGAATCCATTCTCTGAGCCAGTCTCTATATCAAGATACGCAATACGAATTTGTGAAATATCGTATTCGATATGTTCTTCAGGAAAATATTCTGCAATAAAAGAAAATTCAAACTTATCATTACCATAGATATTAAAGTTTTTTACTTCGTTGTATTTGCCAATAAATCCCCTACACTCCTTCATGGTTCCTGGCTGAATTGCTCCAACTGGTTTACCTTCCAGAGTGCGGAATTTAGTTTTTTCTTTGGTAGGAATGAATAGGGTAGGATGATATTCTATGCGGTCTTTAAATCTTTTTCCGTCATCGGAGACACCTCTGAATAGTATATTGTTGCCTAAAACAGATACATTAGTATAAAAACTCATTAATTATTTTTCATCAAGATTGTGGATTTTTTTATAGTTCACTTCTAACTTATCTAACTCATTATAACACATTAAGATGTGTTTGTCAATCCAATTCTTTCTCCCATTAAATTGTCCTGCAACAAATAAAAATTGCAGATATATTAACCATATGTATTTCATACTTCCCCCTATGTGAGAAGACCTGTCTTGTAACTTGTCTTCCTATTGACTCTTAAAGCTGTCATTGTTTTACCTCGATTACTCCCATCAAGAACATAAGAACAATGAATCCATCCGCTATTTGGATCTTTTCCATCGTAAAATTCTAGAATGAGTTGGTCAAATACTAAATTTTTCTCTATCCATTTTGCGAGATTTGGATTAGAAATTCTTGTTGATTCAAAATCAGCAGCTTGACCATTGCAATGCTGACTTGTTTTAGAACCACCAACTGCTTTGTTTAATGCAGGAGAACGATATCCACTATTGATACGAATAACTCCAAATTCTTCTCTTACTGGTTGTAAAATAAAATTACAGAGATTGACTAAATTGATAACGTGTTCTCTTGATGCATCATTTGAGATACCTAAACGATCAGCGGTGGAACTTTTTATCATTTCTTGATACCCAAAGTTTTTTGTCAGGTGTCCGTTATAAGATTCTATTGCCATAATATTCCTTCCTAAGCTTGTTTAATATCAACTGAACCAGTAGTAGGATCAAATGTAAGTGTGAATGTTTTTTCGATTGGTTTGAGTGTTCCGTCTGCTTTGATGATAGGTAACTTTCCATCAACAGCCGCCAACAATGCATCTTTAGCATTTGTGAAAGTATGTGCAGGATCATCTTTTATAAACTTATCTAATTCTTTTTTTGCACTTGCTGGAAGTAAATCGTCTATCATACTTTCCACATGTTCCGTTGCTAAATCTGTTGCCTTGTCCACGACAAGACTAGAAATAACATTAAATAATAGTCCCGCTAATGGTAACATAATTTTTCTCCTACGAATAATTAAAAATAAAAACCCCCCACTAAAGTATATATTAGTAAGGGGAAGAGGTGTGATTACTTCTTTTTATGTTCAATCACATTTGGATTTGTGATTGGAATGATACGTGGTTTCTTTTCATCTGGAACAACTCTCTCCAAAGTGATGTTAAGAAGACCATTTTCAAATTCTGCACC